TCCGTTTAATTCCAACTAATTCTTTACCTAACTTTACTGCCTTTCCTGTTTCTCTTCCTCTTTTTTTCAACATGTCTACATACCAACCTGCAATTCGAGAACCAACCACTTCAACACGGTATATAATTTCTAGTTCAAATAGGGAGGCAATCTTTTTTAAGAAACTCAATGGATCTATAAATTCATCAATAGTCATAGCATGAAATCCAGCATACTCCGTTTTACCACGCTTCCATTTTGTACCTACAAGAGCAATATCCATAAATTCATTTACTGTCTTACCTTCTAATTTCTGTGGACGAATATAGTCATCTTTAGCAAGATTAATCCATGCACCTGATGCATAAGTAATGACAGATCTATCGTCAGGGTCTTTTTCTACTTCAGTGATTACATACGGAACAATACGCCCATCCCTTACTTCTTTTAATACTAAGTTTTGTTGCATAAGTGTTGCTGCATATTTCGTGTTATCAAATACTTTAAACTCTAACGTATCGATATTATTCTTGATTTCCCAATGACGTTTATCATCCCAATAATCTTTTGGTTGTATAGCTGAAACGATTTGACTAGTTTTGAAATCAATAATATGTAAGACTCCACTTGGCGTTCTCATCTAAATCGCTCCCTATATTTAACCCTTGCTGTTCCGATATCAGAAGGCATGATTTCCATTGTATTAATACCTTTATTAATGATAGGAAAATTACTGAAAATGTCCTTAATATTAATCGCATCCTTCCCTTCAATCGTTACATGACTATTTTCTGTATCAATTACGACTTTATCGCCAACGTCCACTATATAAGGCGGTGTGTTTTTCGTATTTAAATTCACTTTCCAAAACTTTAAGTCACTAACTGACATTGCTTCTACTGGCGGTACATCCTGCCATTGCATGATGCTAATCTGTATTTGAGCTGCTTTTTCCATGTGATAGTTATTTTCATCTGTCCACCGTGCAAAACGCTCTGAATCATCTTTTTCTGTTCCAGGAAGAAATTTCGAAATATACGCTTCCCATACATTTCCTGTTCTAGCTATCCACACTCGTCCAAAATATTGATTCCATGTATTCGGATAATCACCACTCTCATAAATCAACCCTGTTTTCCCTGGCTTGTTATCATATCCAATAACCATCGTTCCAAAATTTTGTTCAGCTTGCCAATAGAGGTCGTTCATAGCAATTTTTGAAAGTACCTTACTGTTTTCGTCTAATATTGCTATCTCAACTCGTCCCATTTCATTGATTTTCTTACTCTTACAAGTAACATAGGCTTGCATAATAAAATCTTGTACTGGACCACCAGGTATACTCTTTTTGACCGCTGCACCGTGCCATCCTTTTCCCGTTCCAGTCCCAAAATCAGAACAATAGAATTGGTATTTATCTGATTTCATTTCACCAACCGGTTCACCATCTTCCATTGCACTGACTTTACTCCATCCAACAGTAGTGGCCATTTCATCCCATACGATACGTCGATTCCTTTCCACAGGCTTTTCTATAGTTTTTAGTGGCATACCGATACGAAAATAATCTCGATCACTTAGGGATATCCCGCCAAACCATACATCTAAAAAAGTGTTTGGTTTCGTAATGTCAATCTCAATGATAGGATTAGAATGAACAGTTCCTTTGTTTTGAACGCTCGCCGTTAACCCCAGCGCACCTGTTTGAAATTCTACTGTTCGGGTAGGTCCTAATTTATAAGGCATCGGACAAATAAACTTCAAAGTACCTTTACCTAACGTAACGAAATCATCAAGATTAAAATCTTCATCAATTATAGCTAAATATGTTCGATCAGGAGTTGCATCAAATACTAGCTCAACTGCTTCTTCTGTAATTAACCATGCTGCTATTTCTTCTTTTAACGTTTCTAAATCTGTTCCATCTGGAACGATAATTCCTACAGGGACAGGAAGTGGACGAGGATCTGTATCCGTTCCTAATAATCTTGCACCTGGATATCCAGGTGTTTTTAAGAAATTACGTTTTAGAGGTGCCCATGTTGGTGGACTCCATCCCTTTTCTATTTGAATGTACTCCTTTCGTTGGTTGTTAAAAGTAAAAGAACTCATGCCAACACCTCATTTCTTTATAAAATAAAAGAAACCCAAACCTAAAAGGCTGAGTTTCTTTTTGCTTCTCTTTCTTGATACTCGGTTGTATAGCGATAAGTACCGCGTGCCACGTCTCTTCCTTCTAAATTAACAGGCACTTCAATAACTAAATCTCCACCAAGCATTGGAATAACTCCACCACTAGAAGATGAACCAGATCCGTAATTAATCACTTGATTTGATACGCTGCTTGCCATAGCTTGTCTACTATTTGACATGCTTCCATACACACCACTCATGACACTCTTTAATCCTGATAATTGACTCACAGAACTAGCCATCATACGGCTCATGTCACCCATTAGTTGATTTATTTCTCCCGGCATAGCAAATTGTTGTCGTGGCATGGCTGCTACGATTCCAGCACCAATATCTCCAAGTGTCTTTTTATTCAGGGGAAGCACAGCTTCTCGTCCCGCTTCTCCTGCACCTTGCAAGTTTCCACCATTCATTCCGAAGATAGTTGGTTTAGTGAAGATACCACCTTTTGCGCGCCAATCAATATTAATTCCTGACGGAAATGTAACATCTTTACCTAAAACATTTTTCGTGCTTGTTTGTAAGCTGAAGTGTGGAAGAGGTGGCATTTCTGGTTTTGGAATTTTTAACTTCAAGTCACTAAAGAATCCCTTAATCTTCCCAATAAATTTTTCTATACTGTCAACTGCATCTTTAATTGGATCTATAATAAAATGTTTTGCCGCTTCAAATTTTTCTTGAGCTGCATTCTTTACAGAATCAAATTTTTCCCGTGCTGTGTTGTACATATCATTAAATTTCTCTTTTGCAGAATTATAAGCTGAAATAATTGGTTCAACGATGTATGTGTAAACCATCTTCCATGCTTCAAGTGTATACCCTTTTATTTTCGCCCAAATTCCTAACATCCAATTGGATAAATCATTTAACTTTTCTTTTACTAAATTCCAAGTATCTTGTACAGGTTTTATAATATATTGTTTAAATAAACCCCATGCTGCTGATGTATATGATTTAACTGTCTCCCATTGTGAATTTAGCCAAGAAACTAAATCACTGAACTTTTCTTTTACTAAGTTCCAAGTGTCTAGAACTGGTTGAATAATATATTGCTTAAATAGTCCCCAAGCAATTTGTGCCATAGCTTTTGCAATTTCCCATTGTGTACCAAGCCAAGTGACCATTTCACCGATTTGTGTACTTACCCAGTCGTAAGCTTCCTGAATCGGTTGAATAATATATTGACAGATTGCCGCCCATGCAATTTGTGCACCTGCCTGTATTAACAACCAACCAGCTTCTAAAACGGTAGAAACTGCCGAAATAATTGGATCTAAAACAGTAAGAATTGTATCCCATGTTTCTTGCCATGCTTGCGTTAATGTTCCCCACAATTCAGACGCTGTTTCAACTAAAGAGGACCACCAGGAGGAAGCAGTTTCAACAATGCCAGACCATAAACTACTAAAGAATTCACCTATCGGATCAAAGAAACTATGCATCATTTCTATGAAAGAAGACCATGCTTCAGAAAAAAATTCAACAATAGAATTCCATGCATCGTTACATGCCTGCTTTACAGCCTCCCATAAATCACTAAAAAATTGACCTATCGGATCAAAAAATTCATGCATGGCGTCTAAAAATGAAGACCATGCTTCACTACAGGATTGGGATATCCCATCCCAAAGCTCTACTAAGTACTCTTTAATAGAATCCCATGCTTCTATTGTCCAATTTTTAATATCATCCCAGTTTTTATAAATAGCCACTCCTAGAGCAACTATTGCCGCTATGATAATAGGAACTATTGCAACTATGCCTAGTGCGGCGGCGGCTCCGATTTCAAATACACCCATGACCGCCATAACTATTGGTGCAATTGCCATAAGTGCTCCTGAAATTACCCCAATAGCCGTTGCAACTGCTGCTAATGTCGCTGCTAATTCTGGATTATTAGAAATCCAATCAGCAATACTAGCAACAACATCAGCAATCACTCCTAGTATAGGTTCAAGAGCCATTTTTAAATCTTCCATTGCCTTTTGAAACTTAACTGCTGGATTTGCATCCATTTTTTTTATGGATTCATTCAATTTCTCCTGATTCTTTTGGAAGTCTACGGTTTTTTCCGAAGCTCTTATTAAAGTATTAGTTAAATTTTGCCCTTGGTCCTCAAACATAGTGGCTAGAACTTTAACCCCTACTTGATTCTTTTTAACAGGATCTTCTATTCCTTCTATCGCTTTAGCTACTTCTACCATAGCTTTTGAACCATCACTTCCACCTTTAGCGACAGCTGCACCCCATTTTTCTATTTGTTCAGTTGCAATACCAGAACCATCAAGTGCTTCTTTTAAAGCTTTGTCAGCTCCTTGTGCGAATTCATTTAATTGAATCCTACCTTCTTTAAGCCCATCTAAGAGATTATCAATCATTTATATTCAACGTGATGCGCAACGTCACGCCCGTTCTCTTATGAACTGCTATACGTCACCGTATAGATTAGACTATATCTTCAACTACTTGAGTTGCTCCCCGTTTCGAGTGTCATTTGCTTACACCCTATGTCTTCCGACTAGTCGTTGCACGTTCCTTAATAAAAAGGCTTCGCTCAGTATTGTCTCATTTGAGAGTTTCACTGAATTAAAGGAGTTTTTCATTGTACGTCACCATACAAGGGAACTATAATCTAATTCCAACTACCAGTTTCAACACCAGCTTCCATAATTGCTTGGACTTCTTCAGCTCTAAATCCTGCACGAGTCAACTGACTCCCATATTCGGCAATGATATCTAATTGTTCCGGTGGAAATCCCATTTTTAACAACGCATCTGTCATAGATAGAGCGTGTTCTTGAGATATTCCTAATTCATTACCTATTTCATAGGTTTCTTGAATTAATTCAGTAAAATCAATCCCTTCATAGGATTGAGCTATAACTGCTGCACTTTTTGCCATTGATGCATTTGCTTGGTCACTTATATCTTTATTTAAAGCCCATTGTCTTCTAACACCTTCTAAAGCCGCTGCTCCATCCACACCATATGCCGTAATTCCTCTTACAGCTTCTTCAACTGACTTTTTCGAAGACTCTGGGACCTCAAAAGTAATATCAATCTTTGTCTTTAACTTTGACATATCCATCGCTTGTTCTACTGCGCTTGCAATACCACCACCAGCCGCTATACCACCAATGACGTTTTCGAGTCCTACTTTGAGTCCTTCAAACTTCTTCTCGGTTCTGCCAGCTTCTTGTTGTAAATCTCTTAACTCATTTTGTACTTGTTGTATAGAGTTTCCGGCATCCACAGATCGGAGGGCACGTTGTAATTTTTCAATATCAGCTTCAGTTCCTAATGCTTCACGACCAATAAGACCAATTGCTTGTTCTAACTGTCGACTTGTAGCCGATCCACTTTTAATTGCATTTACAAGACGATTACCTAATGCACTCGCAAAATCATCAACACTTTTTCCTGTAGCACTAAATAAAGTTTCTAATTGTCGTGTTGAACTTGCTACATTTTCTTGTTCGGCTTTCATATTACCGAGCTTGTTTTTCAGACCATCAAGTGACCCTTGTGTAAATTCAATTTCACGCCTAAATGCGCGGTACTGCTCTTCTGAAATTTTCCCATTCTGAAATTGCTCTTGAACCTGTTGCTCCGCTTCTTTTAATTTATCGAGCTTTTGTGTAGTTTTTTCAATTTGTTGTGTAAGCAACTGTTGCTTTTGAGCAAGTGCCTCAACGTTACCAGGATTAAACTTTAATAAACGTTCAACATCTTTTAACTCTTTAGTCAAAGAATCACTTTGCTTATTCACGTCTTTTAAGGCATTTTGTAACGGTTGCGTATTCCCTCCAATTTCAATCGTAATTCCTTTAATTTTTCCTCCTGCCATTATCTCACCCCTTTTTCTTAGAAAGCATTAAAGTCTTCTTGAGTTGCTTTTCGAACTTTTTCTTGTCCTGGATTTTTCATTTCAGCATACTCAGCTATATAATCAAAGCAATCACCAATCGTCATCACTTCTAAGTCCCAATATGTGAGCTTCGCTTCATAACAAAGGGCAAGGAACAATTCCGTGCTTAATTCTTCATCACTGAAAGTCCCTTGCTCCCCATTAATTTTCTTTACTTTTTTTTTGCTCCCATTGTTTTTTGAACCATCTCATTAATTTCCGGCATTATATCGTAAATAGGAAACTCATCAAATCCTTCTAACCAAGTCATCGGGTCTGGAATTTCAGGATCAGCTGTTTTAGCGTATAACCAAACTAAATCGTAACAAACTTCAAAATCTACCTTGTCAAAATCTAAGTTAGAAAAATCAATAGTACCTTCTGTTGCATCTTGCGAAGCGAATGTACCTATAGCGCCTAATTTAAACATATCGGCAAATAAATCCCGTCTAAATTGCGCCTTATATCGCTTGGCTGATGCTGCATTAGCTTTTAATTTGACCTGTTTTCCGTCTATTGTAATTGTCTTTTCCATTTACTTACGCTCCTTTTGGTAATACAGGTACTTTTGTATACACTTTTTTGTACCAATTATTATAAATATCTGTTTTTGATTTAGTAGTAGTTTTCGTTTTAACCATACGTTTTCCATTAATATCAATAGGGCTGGATACAAATTTAAGTTCATTTGTATTTGGCTCCGCTGAATTTGTTTTCGTTTTAGATGCAAGTGTTGGACGACTTGCAGAACAGTTAAACATAACGTGTCGAGTTGCTCGTACATCGCCATCAAATTCAAATAATAATGCAAATGATTTTCCTTTCGCATCCGCTAACTCATTTAACACACCATCTTCTTCGTCTAATTCCTCTCCTAGTGCATCAATTGCAAATTGTTCCGGAATAGTCGCAATAGAAAGCGTTCCATCATACCCTTGGTTATTACTTGCAGCGTAATAAAGCATGTCATCAGCGTAGAATTCAATTAAATCCCCTCGTGGATCAAACGTTAATTCAACCGCACCAGGTAATGGAATTGGTGTATTAAATGTAACTACACCATCTTTAATATCGAAAAGCGCATAATGGACATTCTTTAAACCAAATGCTACTTTATTTTCATTCATTTATATCAACCTCGTTTCATAAAATTTTTGATACATATTTTCAGATTCAATAAAAGTCCCATACGAGTCATAAGGAATCTCGTGATCATCTAGAACTTGTTCTAGCTTGGCTTCCGCAACTACATCTTTCTTAGTTGTATAAAGCTCTATATTTACATCATTTATCTTGTGATACACCTTGTTATCAGCCATTAAATTTGCTGACCCATCCACAAGAAAACAGATATACGGTGGCGCTGGAACTGGATGACCTGGTGTTGCTGTGAAATGCGAATAAGCCACAGGATAACCTGTAGCTTCAAGGATTTTTATAAATTCTCCTAATGTTAATGTCATGATTCAATTGCCCTTTCAATACGTTTCGGCAATTCATCAATTACATACTCTTCAACAGGACGAATATGCACTTTTTCCAGTACGCGGCCACCACCAGTTTTCGCATGGCCATTTTCTAAAAGATGCGTTAATTGTCCCTTTGTATTATGGATAACAACGGCTTTATCAACTTTTTTCTTTCGCCAACCTTTACGATAACCACCTGTTTTCTTAGGACTATTCTGTCTTAACTTACCTACAGCGATATCAGCTACATCTTCTTGTGCATTTATCAATTCTTCTTCTACAACATTTGCATATCTTTGTAATTCTCTAGCAAGCTCTCCCGCAAAATCATTCATATTAAACATACTCCTTTGCGATTATAGTCAATGTTTGATTCATTTCATCATCATTCATTGGCGGTTCGATGATATCAAAGATACGACCTTTCATATTAATTCGCACTTCTTCCGTAATACCAGAAGTGTATGGAATTACGAATCGATAAACTCGTGTAGCTTGTGAAGCGGAAGCTTCAATGTACTCAGATCCTTTCACTGTTTTTATCATCGCCCAGGCTTTTTTCAATTCTGGCCAAGATGTTTTGATTACTTGGTTTAATTCATCTTTTATTACTACAGGTTGTTCGATACGAATTCGATTGCGAAAATCTCCCGTATTCAATGGTTTCTTATACTGAAAAGGACGCATATTAATCACCGTCCAATTTAATTTCTTCTAACGCTTTATCAACACCTAAACTATTAATCTGACTTAAAAAATTCTTGTCAAAATACTCTAAGGCATCGTTATAGGCATAACGAGAGCGTTCAAAGACTAATTCCTTGAACTCCTCGTTATTATTTAAACCATAATCGCCACAAACTCTTAATAAAGCCTTATTGGACGTAGAAAGGATACGCTTTAGGTTATCGTCTTCCTCATCTCCTAAGTGCATCCTTTCTTTGAACTCTTGCAATATTTCATCTGAAATCGTTGCGTTTCTCATTCATTTCACCCTTTATTTAGATTTTGTTTCTGCAGGTGGTGTAAATGAAATTGCTAAATCGTAAACAAGAGCCGCTTTATTATCTTTTGGTTTCCCATTAGCAAATTGTTTAATTGTATAAAGAGTAGCATCTTCGAAAGCTAATGTTTGATCAAATTCTTTTAGCTTGTATCCACCTGCGATTGCAGCAATATATTGTCCTTTTACAAAGAATAATGCTTTACCAACGGGAACTTCCTCACACTCGACAGGTTTAATGTTATAAGGCAATGCCATTACCCATTGACCTGTTGCGGTCTGGATTGTATTACGCGCTTGTACGCCAATCGCATCAATCGGGTTAACTACCATTACAATTTTATTTAATACTTTTCTGGATTTCCCTTTTGCATCAACAGATAAAGCTTTTACTACTTCATAAAGTTCGCCTGCTACAATTACCCCTTTATCAGACGGAGCAAATGTTAGTTTACCAGAAGATTTTTTATCAGTAACAGCGCCTGTTTCTGGATTTACATCTTTCATTAAACCAACTGGTTGATGCGCTACAGATCCGCCACCATTAATAAAACCAAATTCTAGACCGACAGAATATGTTTCTACTAAAACAGTTCGAACATAACGTTCAATCCATTCCGGGCCAAGTTCCTTCATATCATTTGGAATTGCTGCAAATGCAGTTAATTTAAGTTGACCAATTTTTTCTTGTTTGAAGATAGCATCAATTTGCCCACGGATTTCCCCGAATAATTCGCCCCATACATACGCCTTCGTTGCATCAGAATAAATAAACTTCGTAACTGCTCCTAAATCTTGCAAACCAATTTCAGCTAATAAGGGATGTTCCGTAACTAAATCTTCAAACACACGCTCTTGAGTCGTTACAGGAAGGATTGAGCCATCTGTAAATCCACCTTCTTTAACAACTGCATTGAAGAATTTTGTTTCTGCTGAAGTTAAAACATTTTGACCACGTTGCTGTAAAATTGAACGATCAAGCATATCGTTATTTACTTGTTCACGAACAGTATTTGCTACATCTGTTTGTAGTGCATCAAAGAAACCTTCAAACGCTGACGTTTGTTCTTGTTCTGTACTTTCCGCGTTAGTTAAAGTGTCCGTCAATTTTGCTTTTGCTTTATTAAATGCTTCAGATTTATTAAATTTAATCGTCATTATGTGTTTCCCCCAATTTTTATAATTTTAAAAGGAGCCCTTTAATCCCACTGTTTTTTACAGGTTTAGGATTCGGCTCCTTTGGTTCTTCTATATTGTTTTGTAAATCATTCAGGATTTCATTTTTTAATCCTGATAATGCTGCATTTAAATCTTCTTTTGTAATCCCTTGGCCTTTGTTCATTGTTCCATTTCTAAAGCCATCGATTACTTTCTGTGGAAGCATGGTGGCAGTAGCAGTTGAAGCTGTCATTTTAACCTGATTATCCATAAACATGATTTCATCCACAAAATTATTTTCTAATGCTTGTTGCGGACCCATCCAAGTCTCTTCAGCCATCATATTAAGTAGTTCCTTTTCTGATTTACCGCTTTTAATGACATAAGCATTTACAATTGCTCTATCTGTTGTTTTCAACATTTCAGCTGCCTTTTCCATGTCACGATGATCTCCACCATTCCACATTGAAGCATTATGAATCATAATTTGTGCTGTAGGTGAAATTCGGACTTTATCACCAGCCATCGCAATAACAGAAGCCGCACTTGCAGCCAAACCAACAATTTGAACTTCCACATTACCAGGATAATTTTTTAATGCTGTATAAATTTCTGACCCTTCGTGTACATAACCACCAGGACTGTTAATCGATACAATTAAATCATCACCATTGGCATTAGTTAGTTCTTTTGAAATTTTACCTGGGCTTGCAGCATCCATTTCAAACCAATCATAAATCCAAGCTTCATCATTTGAAATTATTGGTCCTTTCACGTCAATTTTCACCGTCATTTGTATTCTCACCTCCTTCAGAATCAGTTAGTTTCGTATAGTTTTTCGTAATATGGTGTGTATTTAAGTTAGGATCATCAGAAACTTCATATCCTACTTCTAATCGAATTTCATTTCCTGTAAATGCACTTGAAGAAATGAGTTTATCGATGCTTGTCGCAAGATCAAATATACTTTGATAAGAAACAGCTTTAATTTCAATTTTTTGACCTGAAAGATACTCTTCTTTTTCAAAAAATTTAAAGTTTGCTTCATCTGAAATCTTTTTTAACAAAGGTTTTGCTGTGAAAAGCATGTAATTCTTTGTTTGCTTCTCTACATCAGCCATTTCACCATATATCAAAGCAGTTGGAATACCAAAAGCCATTGCTACTTGATTTAAGAAGCCATTTGTTACTTTATTAATTTCCTCCACACTCTGCCCAGAATTTGCTCCACCTGACGTTTCAGCATACTTAAAACCTGGTTGTTGTGGAATGATAGCGACATCTTTTTCTCCAATCGCTTTGTACATGTTATCAATGAACTCTTGCAGTTTTGATTGGTGTTCTTTGCTCTTTGCAGCGAGCATGTCCATATCAACTGTTCCGCGAATTTGATTCTTACGTTTTTGAGAACTTAATATTCTACCGAATAAATCACCATAATCAGTAAACAAACCATCGATAAGAGGTGACAACTTATCATTCCTGTATCTTAAATGAATAACTTCACTTTGTTTAAAACTTCTTTTAAACTGATAATCTTTTACAGTGACATTTGTAAAAGTATCTTCAAACACAGCATATTCGTTATGTTCAAAGTCATCAGCAATAAGTAGATCACCATCATCCGCTTGGATAATCAAAGCTTCATTATCATAAATAAGTTTGTAAATGAAACTCTCCCAAAAGGTACTTGCTGTCATATTCTTATTTGGTCTAACATTTAATCGGTAATAAAGCTCATCCTTTTCAAATTCTTCACCGTTTTTCACTCTGAATTCCGACTGACTTATTGTTCTTCCTAAAAAAGAAATACATGTATCAATCGCTAATCGCTTCATATGGACTCTATTTGCCTTTTCGATAAACATTTCCACATCAAACATAAATCCTACTTCACTATTTCTTTTAAATACTGCGTCCAACCATCCAATGATTATCACCCCCTTTATTAGAATTTAATACTGTCTAACATAAAGTCGAATTCATCCACAAGAATGTTATCCGCTTGCCATAATGCATGGATAAAGGCTTGGAATCCATCTGTTTTCCTCTTAAATTCATCTTTCTTCAAATATTCTTTGTTGCCGTCTTTTTTGATGTGGACGTAGACGTTATTGGTGTACCAACGCATTAATGGATTATCACCAAAAATAATACGATTGTTTGCAAATAACGTTTCTACCCTTGGCGCTAATAAAGAATGAATAGCTTTTGGGTTACGGATGTATAACAATATGAAACCTTCAGCTTCAAGTGCTGTTTTAACAAGATCAAGACGGAATGTATCAGCTACTATTGTGTTAAATCCGTATATCTCACGCATTTTTACAAACCAATCCACAATATGAGAGATATTAATAACCGGCTCATCCACGATAGTTAGTAAGCCATTTTCAGCCCATTCATAAATAGGTGCTTTTAATTTCACCTTGTCCAAGAATCCTTTACGTACAAATGAATGACCTTTCCATATATAATCTTCACCTTGTTTAAATAGCAAGCCGACTGCTGCGAAGTCTTTGATGCTGGCGAAGTCGAGACCGCCTACAGCTACTTTGTGCTTTAAATCTGGAACTTCTCTCAGTGTTTCTCCATCTTCTTCAAAACCAGTACGCATGATTTCTTCCCATGAAGCTACAGACTTTGTTAAATCTACTTCCGGTATATTCATCCTCTTAGTCATGAAATTTTCTCTATTAGACGGATCGTTTTCTAGATTTTTATACTGACGCATAACTTTCTTAAACAACCCTCTAGCGTATTGACTCATTGGCTTACTAAACATTGGATTTGCTTTTTCCCACATATCAGGATTATCTACTTCTTCAGCGTTATCAAGCTTACAAATAAAAGGAAACAATCTATCTTCTTTTTCTTTCCCTTTCAGGATATTCATAGCTCGCTCTTTCATTTTGTCAAGATAACCCTCACGAACAAATCCATCTGTGGTAATAAAAAATTCCCTAGAGTTAGGAACTTTACCTAAACCGCTAGAGAACACTTCTACAACATCGCTATTTTCATATCTATGTATCTCATCGTAAATAACACACCCGTCCCTTAACGAGTCTTTACTCCCTGCATTAGACGTATGAAATTCAAAAGTCGAACGAGTAGCTTTATTTGTTATCAATTGTTTTGTTGATACAAATAACTCGTCTAATATTTCATGTTTTTTATTCTTTTCATAAACATCTATAAAAGAAGTTTTAGCTTGTCTTTCTGTATTAGCAACTACCGATACGTTGTAATGCTCAATACCGTGCAATTCGCTAATAAAGAAGTGTGTCAATGCACTAATCAATCCGTTTTTACCAGCACCCCTTGCCATCATCCAGAAGTGTTGATCAAAATAAACATCCTCATATTCATCAAACAAAAACACAAATGCTATTAAAAATTTCTGAAAGGAATTTAATTTGAAATGCCACTTTTCTATGAAAGTTACACATTTATGAATTAAATCCACATCAAAATGTAAATCATTACGAGTTAATATATCTTGCTTTAAATAATTTATAAGCATGATACGTTCTTTATTTAATACCACTGTTCCTATTTCATATAGTTCTATATATTCACTTACATACTTATGAACAATCATATTAAATCACTTGCCGAATATTTCTTAATTTCTTTTTTATTATTTCCTTCTGGCAACAAATCCGTTAGTTGTTTAATGACCCTTTGATATGATTGATCACGAGTATTATATAACCGGGCAACAGGTCGTTCTCTTTCATACGGCTCTGTTTTATCAGATTGTGAGAACATTTCATAGTCACCATTCTCAGATATATCCATCCACATCTCATTCAATAAAACTCGTAATCTTGCTGCCTGAATAATTAATCCTTCAACCACTTTTAACTTACTAGGTGGGATGTCTTTAAATAATCTTTTCAAACGATTTTTTTCTTTGTTAACTAGCACCTCACGCTCATCAATATCCGCCATAATATCACCTCGATTCAATCATATTTTCATACTGGGTAGGGGTCCTATACGAGACAACTTAAAAATCTGGAAAAACGACCCCCTCCTCCGGTGCCCCTTAGAGCATTTTTTGATGAAACTTTTTAAGGGGGGTGTTATTTTTCTTTCCTTTTCTTTATATATTCCATACTCGTTTGTTTACCGCATTTTTTACATCTTCTTGCATCCGGATTTTTATAGTCTGATTCGGTAAAGCCACAAGTTCTATCAATACAAGAATGTTTTGCGAGTTTGTACTTCAACTTCATTACCACCTCTCATCGTCTTGCCACTTGTTTACCTTCTTAACAAACACTCGTCCATGTTCTTTATTATGGCAATCCACACAGACTATTTCGAGATTGTCTATTTCTAACGCAAGTTCAGGATGATGTTCAAGTTCTTTTATATGATGGACAACTAACTGTATCTTCTTACGCTTGGCACTCTCACTGTATTCATTGGTGTCCACACGAACACTACCATTGCGCTTACACTCTTGGCACTCATAGTTGTCACGCTTCTTTACTTGTTCTCGTAATTGTTTCCACGCTACACTGTCATAGAACTTACGCTTTTGTTGTTTGGTTTTGTATTCATTCATGAAGTTTACCTCTCCATTTATAAAACAACTTAGCTATATCAAGAGCCAACAAGATAAGCCAAAATGGAATTAAAAAGAAGATGACAGCAATCGATATAACTATTGTTGCTATCAACCATACAGCATCGTCCACATTCTTATATGCAACCTCACATATCGATGGATATAACCTGATTGTTGTATATAGTAGCCCGACAATAAGATACGCTAATAGCCATAGCATTCTATCATTCTCCTTCCTCAATCTTTCCACGGAATTGAATATCAAGACATTTCTCGCAATAGAAACTCCCCAAGATATGGATAGATACTTGTCTGTTATCAGCTTGTATCTGTGTTGTTTTACTATCCATCAATTGATATTTATGTTCACATTCCTTATGCTGATTGATGTGTTTCTCATACTTCCCTAACTTCCACATATCTACAAAAGCACCGTTACACTTTGGACAAACAGTTACTTCTTGATATTCTTCTTTAGATGAATGATACACTTTGTCTTGATACCCACACACTAAACATACAGCTTTATTAAAGTGCCTTGTTTCTGTACGTACCTCACACATCTATCCCCACTCCTTATCATTACTATCCGCATATAAATCTTCTTCTGTCATAGGCTTCACTAATATTGGTGTACCAAATGTTCCGTCCTCATTACGTACAGCAAAATAGATTTCTTTTGCAACATCTTTAGTCGGCATCTTCCATCCTCCTTAATTGCTATTGTTTTAATACTGAGAGCCAATAGTGTGATCATGATTTTTAAGTGCAATACCAGAAATTAATCCTCCGTTTGCTAATCCAGAAAACTTATTAGTTAATCTCTCCACCTTCTCCAATGCAGCCACACATTCATTAGCAGCTTCCGTTACTTCCTTCATTTGTTTTAATGCTTCAGTTGTATCAGCATCAATATTAATCTTTAATTTATTATTAGCCATTTCCTTAATCCTCCTCCAAAATAAAAAGCACCCGAATGGATGCTTTGATATAGATTATTAATTTGTAATTTAATTTCGGTACGTGAAGTTTCAACCTTCTTCCAATCACCTAATAATGATTTGCTGATGTGTATCAACAATATTAAGTAACTGGAAGAAGAGCAAAAGCTCTTCCTAATAACGGTACCATTCAATCGTTACCATCTGCCGGTTTCGGATTTTATATGCCGTCATTATGAAGCTGTTTAGAAAAATATTGTACAAAGGAATTTTATGAGTTGTGTTTTCCGCCACTTCTCACAATACAAATATATCACGTTGATTCCAAAACAACCGGCACATTTTCTGCCAAAAAGCGGTCACGACTCTGCCACTATTTCTTTCTTAACCTTATTTTAGTTGAATGCACAATACTAAGACCTTCTTCATCATCACGAACAAATGGATCTGCAATAATTCTTTCTTCAGCCATTTTTTCGAGCGCTTCAAAAAGTTCTCTACTGTCTTGGTTATCAGCATGCTCACCATGTAATTCCTCTAAAATTTCTGGGAAGGTAAGACTCTTATGCGCTAACACTTTCTTAACTCTATCAATATAAGAATCTGTTTTTAAATTTTGTTCTACATCTTTTGATTTCTCTATTAAATTAAGAACTAAATCCTTTACTTGATCTTTAGTAAGATTATTAGCCTGAATTCCTTCTAACGTTTTATTAACTATTTCATTTGTTTTTGATTCAATCTCCTCTGAAAGAATATCCCCATTTCCTTTCCCATTGTTTGTATAAACATATTGTCTCATATCAGAAACGGTTTCCTTTACCATGCCAAAAGTATCAGCGTACATCTTTTCAAACATCATTTCTAGTTTCTTTACATTTGAATCAATGTCGTGAGCTGCTTTTTCAACCTCTCTGGCCGATTTATCTGACATTTTGTAAAAAAGAATAGATAAAATTATTGCCACAACACCCAAAACCAACGATATCGCCGAAGATATAATAGAAAATACTTCTACAGCCTTTAACGAAACCTCTATTACTTGTTCTCCATCTTGCAGACTACCTTTCATTACACTTCTCCTTCATTAAATTATTATAAAGCCTTATATTAATATATCATAAATCAACAGTTACCCATATCTTATATTTTGTGTAACTGCCCCTGTGGCTGAATCCCTTGATACTCATAGCTTTATACCACTTTCCCTTTTGAGTTACACAATGCATAAAAAATGGGTAATTATTAAAATCAAAAAATAAAAAGGATATTGCTATATTTTAAATCTTGTCATAGCTTTATCCATTGCATCTTGGTTTACACCAATATACCTTAATGTAACTTTCTCTGATGAATGATTGAATATCTCCATTAGTAAAGCAATATTCTTTGTTTGCATGTACATATGGTAACCGAATGTTTTTCGTAATGTATGAGTACCTATTTCCTTCAATCCAAACTCTTCTGCTGTACATCTGAGTATTTTATAAGCCATGCTGCGTCCGATTGGTCTATTAACACCTTCACGACTCTTAATTACATACTCACTATCATGCCGTTCTTCAATGTACCAACGTAATTCTCTCTTTAACGCTGGAGTTAATTGGATACGTTTCTGTTTTCCTGTCTTTTTTTCTCTCATTGAGATATGGCTACCTTTCAAATCACCTATCTTCAATTTAAGAATATCGCTAATACGTAATCCCGTATTAATCCCTATTACAAATAATATATAATTACGTTCACTGTTTTCTTTCAAATATTCTTTAATCTGTTGTATTTTCTCTGGATCTCGGATAGGCTGAACAAAATTCATCGTTCGTTCCCTCCAGTACTCTCTTCTGTTTCATATACCTCTAGTCTAAGAGCAAAAGCTAAGTTGTAAAATGCTCTGGATTTCCAACGTCGATAAGTACGTTCTGCCATTCCAACCTCGTTATAAACCATATAATCACATACATCTTCTTCCTCTAAATAACGCTTATTAATAATATCCCTCTGAATTTTTCCCGCTCGACCATTACCTAAACGACTTAAAAACTGATCAACACGGAATGACATATTTTTAAGATACTCTTCACGTTCCCTGCGCTTTATATTTTCTAAAGCTACCTTTTCTAATGGATTTCCTACCATATTTGTAGGACCATGATATCTCACTTCATATGAAGGAGTTACTTTCATTTCTTCTCGAACCATTCCAAATTGTTTGTAAATGCGTATTTCTTCCAGAAGACTTTCTAATTTCGACTGGGTAGCCGGACGATTTATCTTAGATAAGAAAGTTAATTGATTCATATAAACGCTCCTTGTCTATTTTACAAATAAAATACAAAAAGCGGACACCAAACTACAGAGCAATATCAAAAATGCTCTTTTTAGTTTAGTGTCCGCTGGTTCTTCCAGTAGGACTAAATTTGTAAGTGATATTATTATATCATTTTCTTATGTTTTTTACTCTCTCATATCCATAAAATCATTTCCAACTATATTTAAAATTCAATATTTTTCCGGAGTGAAAATTTCAATCAAACTTAAACAAATCTCTATCAGAATAATAGGTAATAAAAAGAATTGGATTAACGTTATTTCATTAGGCCAATCGAAAAAGATTTTATTCGCTTCAGGATTATATTGGAACAATAAAGTAGATGCAAATAACATTAAACTAAAAGCCACTTTAAATACCAAAAACATTTTTTTGACTATTAATGCTTTTCTCCCCCAAACAAGGCCCATACCTATACATATTATAAAGTAAAAACCAATTATTGAAAAAAAGCCTTTTAACACTGGCCATCCAATTTCTATTGATACCTTAAAAACTTCTACATTCACTACAAGCAACCTCCATACAAAATAACATTTGTATAATTGTATATTATATTTAAATAATTATCAATTTTTAAGAATGATTGATTTCAATTCATTCTCTTCTTTTTAACGAAAGATTATTTTGTTCAAAATTAATTCCCCTTAAATAAAGAAATTCTATATAATGTAATTAACAACTATAAGGAGATGTAGTAATTGTTAAAATTCTTATACATAATAATTTTTCTTTATATTATATTTTTAATTTTTTATTTAATATTCGATTATATAAAAAAGGAGAAACTTAAAAAAATTTATATAGAAGAACTTCGCCAATCAAGTATTTATGAGATTGATCGTATGAATGGACGACAATTTGAAGAATACTTGAGTTACTTATACGAATTCTTCGGATACCAAACGGAAGTTACAAAAGGATCTGGTGACTTTGGAGCTGATTTAATCCTAAAAGATAATAACGAAACAATCATTGTGCAAGCAAAACGTTATAGTAATAAAGTTAGCCTCCAAGCTGTTCAAGAAATCGTTGCAGCAAAAAAATACTATAATGCTAACCATGCATGGGTTGTAACTAATAATTATTTCACAGCACCGGCACGTAAATTAGCTGATGCTAATGAAGTTTTACTTGTAGATCGTGATTTACTGGTAAAATTAAGTGCACAAATGAATCGTCAAACTAATCAGCAACCGATAGACTTAGAACAGAGCAGCTATTAAAAGCTGACTGTTCTTTTTCTTTAAAATGAAGTTTTTATTCAATTTCTGCATTCAAACCATCAGCATTTAAGAAGTCACTTAATATCTCTAAATCACCACTTGCCACAATTAACAACCAAACTTCGAACATTATCCGATTCTTCCGTTTGATCTAGTTTTAGCTCATCGATAGTTATGTCTTTTTCAATTAATTCTTCTTCCTCCACATATCCATCACGAACACGATCAGCTGCTTGTTCTAATGTTGCCGCTTCTACAATTCCCTCATATACCTTAGTTTCCGTATACGTTACAGTAAATGTTTTCATCATTCATTCTCCTTTTCTATTAAATAAAGTTTTTATTCAAAATTACTAACTACCTCTATAATTTCCGTATGATTGAAATAAAACAGATCTTCTTCATGCTTATAACCATCACTTGTTTTTGTAAATGTTCTTTTAAAACCTTCAGGGTAATAAACGCTTATATAATCCCAAGATTTCATAGAAGCTGGATTAATAACCCTGCGTCCAATTATCATGCACGTCTCTGGTTCTTCTCCGTATTCTCCCTCAACCTTTACTACAGTTCCGATTGGCAACAATACTTCTTCCACGACTCATTCCCCTTTTCTAATAAAATAGCGTTTTTGTTCAAATTAACACCCATATAATTGGACACATTTACCAGTATTTTTACCAAAAAATTCATGATATGGTTAATTAGTCGAGTACGTCATTACTTGGCACTTACCCTTAGAAGCCCCGTCGACAATCGGGGTTTCTTTTATCAATATATATTTGTCAAAATAGTTAGTTGAGTGTTAAAATATCATAGATTCTCCTTAGGGAGTTTTCATGTAATTAAACAAGAGTTTACAAGTTCTCGAATCTTAGCCCCTTGGAGCGCCCTTCAAGGGGCTGAACTAATTAAAATAACGATTTTGTTCAAAAATTACACATACCCTAAAAACATACATAAGATATTATTGCTTCCACCTTTCATTTCGATATGTGTCTTATTTAAAGAGCGTTTTCTCGGGCGCTCTTTAAATAAGGATTTTGTATTAATTAATGTACAATTTCACTTTCTTCCTCAAATATCCAATCAGTATCAACATCTTCAATTGGTGGCATTTCACCTAAACGATCAAATGCCATCTTTTTCATCTTTTCAAGCTGTTCATCAAAATCTTTTATACCTTCAATTTTTCGTTTTAAACTCTTGCCGAACTTTTGAAAAAACTGCATTGTACCTTCTTTAGTTGCCGTTATTATGTTTAATTCAAGAGACATTGGAATACTCATAATATTTACACCAGATGTTACTTCCGAAATATTAATAGATTTACTTAATGGAATTGCACAAAAACGGTATTTACCTATTTTTATTTCATGACCAACTACAGCTTCCCACTTTTCAAAAGCTAGATAAAAACGTTGTGTTTGTTCATTTACCTTGATTTCCATTCTGTTCCCCTCCAAAATAAGAATTTTGTTTAAAAATTAATAACATTCTCTAGCTTGGTGCACCCTATAACTAAAAGGAGCATTTATGAAAATTTTAAAATACATATCCCTTACTATTGGATGGATTGCATTATTATCACTTTGGTATGTGATATTCTTTCCTTAATCCCTGTTATAGTTCTTGGTCTAAGAGCACCACACTCTCCAACGGCGCTCTTTCTAATTCAAATAACTATTTTGTTTTAAATTTCATGTAATTCGCCAAGATAGGCTGTAACATATCGAATGTGCGCTTCCTTGTTTCTTCTCCCGTTCCAAGTCTCCATTCCTGTAATTCGTATGCTCGGGAATCTCTCTTCTAAAAGTTGTACCAGTAATTTCTTGTTTGTATCATTGTCAGCAAGATGCGCTTCTCTATCTTCCTCTGTGAAAATAAATCCTTTATCGCGAAGCTGTTGTATTTTATCCGCATCTTCTTCCTTATCCGATACAGGTGTACTACTCAATAACATTGAAAGCCTACCTAATTGAAAACCAAACTTTATATCTAATCCGCCCCATTTACTAAAACTCATTTCCGAAATGAAATTGAAACCAATTTCATCCCACCATTCATCAATCTTCCGAGTTAAACCAGACAATTGCTCTTTTAAACCATCAATTGGTTTCATATCAGCTATCTGTCGTTCCAAGTCTTGAATACGCATATTAGCATTGCGAATTTCCGCATAACGTTTTTCTTTTTCTTTCACTAAATTTGATTCATAATCAGTTGCTTTTGCCACGTCTGAAATATAACTTTCTGATAAAGAAATGAGAGTACCTTTCATTTCTTCTGTTAACGTATCTTTTGATAACCATTCATGCATTTGTTGTGTTGCAAAGAATAAATCCTTTAATCCTTTTAGCGCTACCGCCTTTTGATCTGCGTTTAAAACAACTAATTTTTCTTGGTTTTCCATTTCTCATTTCCCCCTCTTTGTATTCAAATAACGCTTTTGTTATAAAACATTTATTCCTACAATTACAATGATTGTGAATGTAACATCCCATTCGTCATACGCAAAACTGCATTTCTACCAAAATTTAATAGATTCTTCTTATAAAGCATTACTACGCATCATATCTTTTTTCTCATTTCTTACTTCAACTGGCTTTTTACCTGTTTTTCTTAACAATCGCTCCCTTATAGAATATTTACTTTAAATTGAGGCATTCTATTATTATGTAAGGTATTTATTCAATTCTAAGGAGTGTGAATTATGACAGAGATATTCGATGAATCTAAGGTTGCGGATTACGCGCCTCAAGACGAAACATTTCCACGTGAAGTCCAATCTATAACGGATGTGGGTCGAGTTCTGGGTGGAACCATAGTTGAATTCGGCTTTCATAACGAAAGTGGTCCCGCTCATCTGAAACCCGGTCGCACCATGGAACAGAGAAAGCGTGTAACTCGACCGGCGGGGGCAAACTGGACTTTTGTCGGGTTAAGCTCAATCAACTGTGCTTTCACTGATGGGAATTTGAGTGCACCTAATTTGCGCGAACGGCCACTGGGACAACTGCTTGCCTCTACCTGGGTAGAGGGTGACGATATCGTATGCCGAATGCGGCTCACTGATGTAAACATGGACGACGCATGTATGATGCAAGTCAGAGTCAATGTGCTATTTTTTCAACCATAGAACAGGATGAGAATTTCCCAGTACAGTAACGAGGTTGAAAATCAAAGGAATTGACGAAAATCTGTACAAATAGCGAATCATCTAAGGGCTACTGTTAATCGGTAGCCTTTACTCGTTATTTATAGTTTTGAAACTATTGATTTTTACAAGATTAAAAAATCCAATCTTTCTTGCAATATTTAATCTCCACTTTCTCATCTCCATTTCTTAACAAAATTCAAATTTGATTATAATAACTGTGTTTTCCGTTCTTCCATACGAATTACTTTTCCACTTTGATATATAAATGATTGTTCACCATAGCCACCTTGAGGCGGTTCTATTAGTTGGACCTGACCATTTTTAACAACATATATTCCGTTTGTTTTCAAATCTATTTCAGCTGTCATTTCAACAAGATTTTCTTTTCTAATTCCCACCAAGATCACTCCCGTATGTTATAATTACTTTGTCGAAGTAAGTTGAGAGTGATCTCAGCTTTTTTTTTATTTGTCTATAAATATTGCACAACATTTTCTGGAACAAATGCTTGTTCAAGTGATAAGTGAAGCCTTATTGGAATCGGCTTTTTTTCATCCCTTGCTTGCTTACACATTTTTTCTGCCTCTTCCCATACAAATTGTTTATCCTCCGCTCGTTTGTAACGCCAAATTCCAATTGTGTATTCTTCAAATAACTCATACCTCTCATCAGGCGCTGTCGTTGGTTTTAATTCATCTATTGCTTTGGCTTGACATGGTATTTGCACCACCACATCTGTATACCGTAATCTTGAATTCAAACATTGGATATGAGCTTTCTTAAGATCAAATGATACAACTGATTCCACGTCAAAAATTGTTAATTGCTTTGGCATTGTTTTTTCCCTCCAATACCTGCAAGCTTGCAAGTAAAATTCTTTCAAGCTGCGTTAATGTTAATTGATCTAATGTTTGTCCGTTAATTTCAGCTAATCCTAATCCCAATAATTTACGAATGATTATTAGTTTTCTACGCTCTACTTCCTGACGTAACAACATGATTAAGCCTCCTTTTGATGGTTGAACTTTCTCTCTAAATTTACAAACTTACTAAATTCTTTAATAAATGCTAGTTCAACAACACCAACTGGACCGTTCCTCTGTTTCGCTAAAATAATTTCTGTTATGTTTTTATTTTCTGTCTCGCGGTCATAGTAATCTTCACGATATAAGAATGCTATTAAATCCGCATCTTGCTCAATTTGACCATTCTCACGTAAATCTGATAACAATGGTCTCTTATCTTGTCTACTTTCTACAGCACGACTTAACTGTGATAATGCAACTACACATACATTTAGCTCTCTTGCCATCAGTTTTAACTTACGACTAATCTCACCGATTTCTTGCATGCGGTTCCCTCTATGCTTTGGATCCCCTACAATAAGCTGCAAATAATCAATTGCAATTAAAACCTTTTTATCAGGGTACTTACGCTTTAATTTCCTAGCCTTTGCATAAATCTCTTGCATCGTTACATTTGCTTTATCGTAAATTTCTAATGGTAAATCATTAATTAATCCCATCGCTTGACTAATCTTTTCCCAATCCTTTAAATTACATAGCTTCTTAGGATTCTTTAATTTCGTAGCATCTATATTTCCGGTACTTGAGATCATTCTCTTTAGTAGCTGCTCTTCTCCCATCTCTAGTGAAAAGATTCCTGTTGCTGTATGAGCACTTGCTGCATGAAAAGCAACGTTTAATACAAATGCTGTTTTCCCCATTGAAGGTCGGGCCCCAACAATGATTAAATCACCTTCTTGTAACCCTGCTGTCATTCTGTTCAAGTCGTCATATCCAGTTGGTATACCGGTTAAATCCCCTACATCAATTTGCATGTTCTTATACAAATCAACAAGCGTATCTTTCAAGTTAAATTCATCTGAGTAACCCGTTTCTTCAATGGCGCTTAATTCATCAATTGATGTACTAATAGCACTCATATCCCTATCTTGCTGAAGGCGGTTATATAAATTACCAGCAACCTCCTGAGCATGTCGCATTTTCCAAGCTTCGATAACTAAGCCTTCGTGATACGAGAAGTTCTTAGTTGTTGTTACAACTTCCGTTAGGTTTACAAAGAATTCGATTCCGCCAATTTGATGCATAAAGCTTTCATCGAATTTTCCAATGAGAGCAACAAGATCTATCGGAACCTCAGCATCCTCTAATTCTCTCATTGCCTTGAAAATCACTTGGTGCGTTGGTAAAGAAAACTGTTTTACCTTTAGCTGACAATCTTTAATTAAATCGCCTTCTTGGATTATGCTACCTAAAACACTTTGTTCAGCTTCTACGTTACGAATCATATCGTTACTCATTTGGCCAACCACGCATTCTGTTGGTTAAGTACTGCAAGTTCTTCTTCTGTTGGAATGTTCTGCTCCCATGCTTGTTGCTGCTGTATTACGTTTTTAGTAGTTTCCGATAAGCCTTTTTGTTGATAAGGTGCTTGTGTCTGTTGCTGAGATTTTGTTAATCGCTGAGCACGAAATGCTTTATCAGCTGCCTCAACATCAGTTACTGTTTTAAAGCCTTTAAGATGCCAATCCCTTAAAATCGTATTTACGTAAGACATGTTTCTCGTATTCTTCTCTAAAGCAATCTCCATAGCCTTAATAACTAGCTCTGCATTTAAATCATCTATCCAAGCATAAATACCATCTGCGATAAAAGGTGTAATCAGTCCGAAGTTTTGTTCATAAAAAGAAATTGGATTAACCTCAACAACTTCTTCCGCGCCTGCGCGTTCTTCTTGTTGTTGTTGTTGTTCTTTTTCTTTTTCTTCTTCTTTTTCTTTTTCTTCTTCCTTGCTAGGGTCTTGGAAGCCCCTTATAAGCCCCTCCAAACGGACCGATAAATACTCCTTAATACGGGGGATTTTAAAATCTTGTTCTCGTTCTAATTGCAAGCAAGTTTCATAGAAATCAATTAAAAAATCCTGGTCCTTTACAGATTGAATTTCTTTTAAAACACACTTTTCAATGTTTATATTTTTAATTGGATTGAATTTCAACCAGTTGATTAAGAACAACTCTTTTGTTTTTTGGTTGTAATTAATTTTTCCGTATTCAGCAAAACGTTCTAATAGTTTCATAACAGTTTCACGATTATATCCTGTATCAGTTTCAATGATACGAAGTGGAAGCTCATAGATTCCTGATTGAGACGTCTTACTGTTTGTCATCAAATATAAGTAGAAATACTTCTCCTCTGGTGTAAGATCTAAAACAAATGAATCCTGCCAAAATGAAACGTGTACTGGTCTATAAACTGCCATATTATTCATCCTCCCGTTTACATATCGCGAATCCGTCCTCTACACGTAATAAGCGATAATTCTTATATCCTATTTTGAGATATTGTTTTATTAAGTAAATTAGGTGTTGCTCTGATGTTGCTTGTTGAAACACTTTAGGGTTCAGCAACACTCTATGTAACGATTTGTCTAAAAGCATGTAGCACACTCCGTTGTTATACGAATGCTAATTTGATATAATTAATCCTAAGATCTTTTGCAAGACCGTTTGTCTATCACTCTGCCAAGTGATAGATCTTTTTATTTTCTACGTGTTACTAACGAAGCGTTAACTCCTCTTGCTCTTAAATCTTTAATTACTACACGATAACTCATCGATGCCTCATGTTCCTCTTTTGTATCACGAAGCATTTTAAATTCCCTTATACATCGCTCCAGCTCTTCTTCCCAGTGATTTGATTCTTCGGTTGATTCTGCATTAAACATGTTATGAATACATTCACTCATACAGTTACGAAGTTTATTCGCAAATGAAAAATCCCCAGGAAGAACTAAATCATGAAGACGATTGTTTTTATCGTTCATGAATTACATCTCCTTTCTAATTAATTTGATGCTGTACGCATCGTTACAACCAGAAAGGAACATTGTAGAGGTATGGGAGGAACAATCTCTTTCTGGTCATAACGACAAGCACAGTGGCTTGTCCAAATGATTCATAAAATGTTATAATTGCTTTACATTATCTTTTTTAGAGCTACTGTTTCCTAGGCGGTAGCTTTTTTATTTGCCCATTTATGTTTCAAAATAAATGACGCTTCAATAATTTTGATTCGAATCCCCAATAATTTCTTCTCTTGCTTTAACTCGACTGCTTTTGAATCCTCATTGAGTAATTCAGCTATTTTAATTTCACCAGTTAGTTTTGCGTCATATCGAATTAATTCCTTATATTCTTTTAAACTAGGTTTCTTATAATCTACTGTCATTTTCCTTCCCCCTTTACAGCACCTTTGTTAAATTCATTAAGCTATCTACCGATTGAATAATAACGTTCTCCGCCATAGCCTTTTGTAACCAACTTCTTTGTATTTGTTCCATAATGCCAAAATGAACTTGTTCAAGGGCTTGTACTACACATTGAGTAGCTTGGATTGTATCGAAGATTTCTTTTGCATGAACTGCATATTCATGTTTCTTCTTTTCATCATGCTTCCATGACCTTGTTGTAACTTGTAGATTCATAATTTCTTTAGCTGCCGCAATTCCCTCTTCAGCTTGCTTAATGTAGTTCATCAATTGTAGATTTACATCTTGAGTTAAACGTGGATCTGTAGGAGGTAACCCAACACCATAAATATGTTTGATTGCTTGTTGATTCAACTTTGCCCCGGTTGCATGGCACCAATCCATCGCAAGTTCAAATTCTGGTTTAGAAAGTCCAGATTCAATACGGGTTAATCGTTCATATGTAATACCAAGGTACTTAGATAACCCTTTCTTTGTTTTCAGCTGAACATTGTCGCAACATTCTCTAGCATTCTGTAATAATTCTCCTATTGCTGAATTGCAGTATATACTTGTTCCCATATCTGTTCGCCTCCATATTTAGTTTTCAAATGGTTACAATGAACTTAGTACATATGTAACTTGTCTACTTTTCGTATAAAAAGAGAGGAACTAATCCTCAACGTTTTCTTTTACTTGTATCTCTTTGATGATGGCCCAACCAGCCTTGTAATATGCTTGACGGATTTTATCAATATCCTTTTGTGATTTTGGCTCAGGAGCCACAACATGGACTTTCGTTTTTCCAAATTCATAAGTCGCCGCATATTCTTCTTGTTGGCTCATGGTGTCACCTCTTGAAGTGCTTTTTATATGTTTATGCGACTGGTCTGTTGGTACTGCCATGTTAGTTGATGGCATTTTCTCACCTACTCCCTAACAACACGTGCGTTTTTCGCACAATTTATTTAAAAATTTTTTCTACTGTACTTTCGAGTATTTCTGCAATCTTTAAAGCTACATCCAAAGATGGTTTATATTTTTCATTCTCTAGATTGGAAAGATAAGCTCTTGTTATTCCAACTTTTAAAGCTAATTCTTCTTGAGTTATACCTTTTTCTTTTCTTAAATTGGTAATCTTATTCAATTCTTCACCATCCTTATGTTCGTTTTTCGCACCTTATAAATATATAATACGTTCTTAAAACGAACATGTCAAACTGTTTGTTCGTTTTTCGCACTGTTTTTTTTACGAACATATCATGTTAAAATTCTACCTATAAAGGAGGGATTAATTTGGCATTTTCTGCGAAATTAAAAGAACTTAGAGAGTCTAAAGGACTTTCCCAAGAAGAATTAGCGGCTAAACTAAATATCCCTCGTTCTTCTATTACACATTACGAAAATAGTGATGATCGCTTACCAAGAAAATCGCGTTTGCTTGAGATCGCAAACTTTTTTAGCGTTTCTATAGATTTTCTCCTTAGTGAAGAATCTGTCATTACTAAAAAGAATGAACTAGATCACAATTTAGAAGATACACTTAATGATCCTGAACTTGGTCTATGGTTCAAAGATATCAAAGATGCTTCTCCTGAAAAACAGGAAGAGCTGAGACAGTTTTGGGAATTTATTAAGAAAAAAGAGAAAAACAGAAAAATTGGGGATAAGCAAACTTAATTAAATTGGGGAAATAAATAACTGGTTGTTTAATACAAACTTAATCAACTCATTCAAAACCTTATGTCTTATAAAAAACAATTACTTCACGCTTATCGCGTGTTTTTGTTAATTGTATTTATTTATATATTAAATTTTATATCTGTTTCAATAAACATTGGGGGGCCGTATAATGACACATAATATTGTAAAAGATGTAACGAATATTATTACAGTTGATCAATTCCGTTCTTTTCTTCGTACAAATGGACTACCAGTATCAGGAAATAAACCTGAACTTGTAAATCGAATAATAAATGCTGTGAACGGTACATATGAGCATGGAAATTTAAATATTGATGTTCTGGATGAGTTTATTGCTACAGAACTCGCACATGGAAAACAACGGCTCCTCTTCATCTCGTCGTTTCCTGAAACCGCAATAGAACTAATGACGGATATTGAACATGTTACAAAGTGTCTTAAAGCAAATGGATATCCTACGCAAAATTTTAATAATCTCAGAGAGATATCTTTACCAATAGAACCCACCCTCTCTTATCTAAAGATACACAAAAACGGAAATCAAGTTGCTAATATTTCAATGTGTTTCGTAAACACAACTACCATTACTGGAATCTTTGATGAGGAAGGTATCGAATTACCCCCTAAAAACGAAACAGAGTATATTTGGGTTGAAATTTTATCAAAGGAAGCCCGAATAATTATAAAAACCAGTGCAAAAGGACAAATGACTTTTGGCACCCACCATGAAGCAAAAGAGCTTCATGAAGAAATAGAAACAATGATTCGTACAATGTTTTCATTAGCGACTAGCTCTATAAGTCATATTAAGCAAGTACTCTATAATATGTTTAAAGACTTAACAGAAACAGCTGAAAAGCCATATAGAAATAAAGTAGCTCCTTATAAAAAGGAAATCGAAGATTTTTCTAAAGATTTAGCAAAAAAAATAGAATTAAAAAATATTGCTGATCCTGTTAACTTGCCTCATAGACTAACTAGATTACTTGAAAGAGCGCTAATTCAACAAGACTTCGAAGGGTATGAGAGATATTTTGAAGGAAAACGTGGAGTAGTGAATAGAATATATTATTCAGATGCTACTGGTGCAACAGTTAATGCTAGGTCTAGTGAGCGTGAAGAAGGCATCGCTGTTGCTGATATATACTTTGATACAAAAGAATCCATTGAGAGCAGAAAAATCCTCGACAAAATATGGGTCAGCTGGTTTTATAAAAATGGGAAAAATGATAATGTTAAAAAGATAGAAACTAAATTTGAGGTCCATAAAAATTATTTTATTCTTCATTTTTTATATGGATACTCCATAAAGGAGATACAAGATCATGTACTTTCCAACCTTAAACACTATGAAGGACTTGAAGATTGATGATTTTCTAATAAAAAAATTAGACACATGGCTTGGTACAAGAAGAAAAGCAACTCGTAAACATCTTTGTCCTTTACAATTTTCCATAGATACTGATATTGATGAAGACACTTCTATTGAGTTATTTGCTATCTGTACTGATAAACCAATAAAAGTCTTACGAGAAAAATATATTATTACTTGTCCCAATTGCTGCGACAAAATACTAGATGTATACTACACTACAAAAGAAATACCAGATATTATACACTGTTACGAATGCAATAGAAATGTAAGAGTACGTGAAGAAATGATTACCGTCTGGTTCGAACTAATGTTGATCCCTAATCCTTCTTCTATTTCTAATGCTTCTGGTGCGGCTACAAACACAAATTTGGGAAACGGAGGTGGCCTTAGTGCAGAACGCCTTAGGCAAACTAAATCTCCCATGGCATCAAGGCTAACCACGTGCTTCAATGAAAGGTTTAGACAAGTATGAATACGAATATCACATTAAAAGAATTATTTAAAATAGGAATTTTCATAGCTCTTACGTGCTTTTTCATCTTTATAAGCATCGAAATGCTTGTGAATTTTTCAAAAAGCGGAAAAGACTGGATTAGTTCCTTAATCGGATTTCTAGGGAATATTATCGGTGGAATCATTGGTGGTATTGTTGCTTTTATAGTTGCATCATATCAACTCAATCGTACATTAGATAATGAAAAAGAAAAACAAATTCAATTAACAAAATCTATGTTACGCTTAATCCGTGAAGAATTGAATGATAATATTTCCATAATTGAAAGTTCTATCCCTTATCAAGATGATCACTTTAATCTTTTAAAAACCCAATTATCTGATGATACTTGGAAAAGTACAATGACAAACTTAAATGTAAAAGATAATTTAATCATCAAACTTAATGTTTGTTACAGAAAGATAACACTTATCCGATCATTGAATGTAGCTGACATTTATGTTACTTTTCTCAGCGATATT